CTTTTATACACTTTGATGGTACCTTTATGTACCACCTACCAGCAGACAACGTTGAAATTTTATCAGACGCTAAAACGTTTATTCGCGGATACAGATACAACGGTGTAAATGGTATACCCTTTACAGAGCCAGAGGTGTTTTACTTTAAGGATATTAACAGTAACAGCATCTATCGCGGAGCTAGCCGACTTGAGTCATGCTTAGATAATATAGATATACTATATAGCATGCAGGAGTTTCAGCAAAAGTTTTTTGAAAATGGCACAATTTTTGGTCTTGTACTTACCAGTGAAAATACACTAAGTCCACAGGCCAAGGAAAAAACACTGGCCTATTGGCAGCAGCGCTATAACGCTAAAAGTGGCGGACGTAGACCAATTATTCTTGACAGCGGCCTAAAACCACACAAGCTGCAAGATCAAAATTTCAGTGATCTAGACTTTGACAAGGCTATACGTACACACAGTGAGCGTATAATGACTAGTATAGGCGTTCCGCCTATATTGTTAATGGGAGGTAATAATGCTAACATTGCCCCTAATTTACGCTTATTTTACATGGAAACAGTACTGCCAATTGTTAAGCTATATGTTTCCGCAGTTGAGCGATACTTTGGATATGACGTGGAAGCAATAACAAGTAGTGTTAGTGCACTACAGCCAGATATTAGTGAAACAGCAAAATATCACAGCACACTAGTGAATGGTGGAATTATTACACCAAATGAAGCTAGACAAGAATTACGGTATCCTAAACTTGATGGTCAGGATACTATTAGAATACCTGCTAACATAGCAGGTTCCGCAGCTGATCCATCGCAAGGTGGTAGGCCTAGTACGACGAGGGAGTAATATGACTAAAAAGATCGATAAATTACTCTATTTAAGCAGCAAGTTTACCGCTAGTACAGAAACTGACGATAGCATTTATATTGAAGGATATGCTAGCACAGTAGACCGTGATAGACAAGGTGATGTTATTCCTATGAAGGCATGGAATGAGGGGTTAAGTAATTACCTTAAAAATCCAATTATACTAGCCTATCACAATCATCAAATGCCTATTGGCAAGATGGTAGAGCATAAAGTCACTGACCAAGGATTATGGGTACGTGCCCAGATTCCTCAAGAGGTGGGTGATGTTTACAAGCTGATTAAAAAGGGTATCTTAAGCGCGTTTAGCGTAGGATTTAGAGTAAGAGATGCTGATTATGACAGCGCCTCAGAATCTTTCCTAATCAAGGAATTGGAATTGCACGAGATTAGTGTTGTTTCAGTACCAGCTAATCAAAACACACTATTCAGTTTAGCCAAGGCATTTGACAATGCCACAGAGTTTGAATTATATAAACAGCAATTTGTACCGGCACCAGTGGAATCGGCTAAACAGCTTGATACACCAAAAGCGGCAAAAAGCACCATAAAAGAGGAATGGGACATGGATCCAAAAGAGTTAGAAAAGTTACTAGCAGATGCTGCTGCTAAAGCTGCTGAACAAACTGCTAAAGCCGTATTAGAGGCACAAACAAAAGCTGCTGAAGAAGCACAGCGCAAACTTCAAGATGAAGAAGCCCTACAGGCTAAAATTAAGGCTGCAGTAAGCGCAGTTACTCCAGCTGCTCCAGTTGTACAAACAGTTGACACTGGTGCAGAGCGTCTACTAAGCGACATTGAAAAGCGCCTAGAAGATCAAGCCACAGAGCACAGAACAGCCTTAGAGGGTCTAGAGAGTGCTATTAAAGAAAAGGCTAAAGAGCTAGAAGCTCTACAAAACAAGAGCGGTGAACTAGAGGCACTACAGCGTAGTCGTATGCAATTTGCCGAGCCAAAGGAAATTGAGATTCCTTATCTTGACAAAGAAAAGGCAGTTCTTGCTAGCAAGATTTTACGCAAGCCAATGGAATATACCAAGTTTGGTAAGCAACTACTAGAAAAAGCAGCTACATTTGGTGCAGGAGCTCGTGGCCCACGCGATAGCGGCGGCAATGTTAGCGAAATCTGGGAACAAGAAGTTAGCACAACACTAGAAAGCGAAATGCGTCGTCAACTAGTGGTTGTTGGTTCAATTCGTCAGATTCCTATGAGCCAACCTGTAATGCGTATTCCAACAAATCCAGATACAGGCGATGATGCTACATGGATCGTTGGTAGTTCAGCAGCTACTCCAAAAACAGAAACTAGTATTTATGGTAACGCAGCCAGCAGCGGTACAGCTCGTACACATACACTAAAAGAAGTTACTCTACAAGCATATAAGCTTGCTACAAAAGAGTATATTGCTTTTGAAGAAGATGAAGACAGCCTAATCCCAGTTCTTCCACTAGTACGTGATGCACTAAGCCGTCGTATGGCCAAATCACTAGACCTAGCAATGCTAGCTGGTGCTGGTAGTGTAAACAGTACACCTATCAAAGGTCTACTATCACATGACCCAGCTGCCGGTACACCAAACGTTACAATTGCTAGCGGTGCAAAGCTAAAAGTTGAGAATATTATGGCTGCCCGTAAAGCAATGGGTGCCTGGGGCCTAAATCCTAGCGAACTAATTGTTTTTGTAACTACACAAGGTTACTATGAGCTATTAGAAGATTCCAACTTCTTAACAGTTGATAAAGTTGGTGATCGCGCTACAATTCTAACAGGTCAAATTGGTAGCATTGGTAACACACCAGTTGTAGTAAGCGCAAGCTTCCCAGCAATTACTGGTGCAACAGGTGATGCAACTGCCGTAATTTTCAACCCACGTAACTTCCTAGCTGGACAGCATCGTGGTATGCGTCTTGACAGCGATGATTTCGTAGTTGAGCAGCGTAGTGTACTAGTAGCTAGTATGCGTGTTGGTATGACAATTCTTTCAGAGAATTTCAGTACAGACGGATACAGCGTAGTATCAGTTCGTTACGCATAATAGTAGTTTATACAGGCAGGATTCGCAAGAGTCCTGCTTCCAAAGCCCTGTGGTTTTGGAAGCACAAGGAGTTTTTATATGGCCGATCTAATTACTAGAAATGAATATAAAGATTACATGGGGATTAGTACAAATAACAAGGATAAAGAAATCGACTTGTTAATTCCTATGGTTAGTCAGCTGGTAAAAACTTATTGCCGCAGAACATTTATAGACCATATCTTCGACCCTAAAGTAGAAATATTTGAAGGTGGTTTTGGCGACTTAATACTAAGTGAAACACCAGTAATAGATATAGTTGATTTTAGCTATAGCACAGACTATGGTCAAAGCTATACATCACTTACCAGATATGAAGACTGGGTACTTGTTGGTAGTACTATCAAAGCAATACCAATGGGCACAACGTGGAATAAGCTGATTAACGGTTTTCAGGTAGAATATCAAGGTGGATATGCTGACGGTACACCACCAGACCTTAAACTAGCAGTATTAGATCTAGTAGAATACTATACTAAAAATAATAGTGCTGTGCATGTAAATCGTGATGTTACACCAAACGTAACACAAATACAGTATATACAAACCAGTAATTTTCCAGCGCACATTAAGCGCGTACTTGATCAGTATATTGCGGATTATACTTAATGAGTACTATACGTCAAGTAGCCAAGATATTAGAACCGAACAAGATAAAAAATTGCACTTTGTTCCTATTAATATCGAAGTATTAGAAACTCTTACCAGTAGATTAGTTACTACAAAAGAACAAGCTAAAGAAATTTATAGTGCAGGATTTGGCGTACCACTTGAAGAAGTTACAGATGATATGGTTGAAGGCGACTATATATCTATTCCTGACTTTAAAAAACGCCTAGAAGATTTTATAATTAGTCGCCATCAAAATACACTAGAAATCGGTGGCGGTCAAATGTTATTTAATGGCAAACCGTTTGATGCTAAAATAGATAGCGTAAACATTAAACCTACTAAAGTTTATGAAAATGGTAAATTAGTAGGTGCACTTTACAGTAGCTATAAAAAAGCTTATAGTGGATTATTTGAAACATTTTTAAATAAAGAGCTAGACAAGTTTATAAATAAAACACTGTATGTAAGCAAAAGAACACCTGGTTTTGACGTAGGTCATATTGTAGGAAATACAAAACTTGCACAAACACCGCTAGGTACAAAACTACAAACTATAATTAATCAATTAAATAGTGTTAGTAGTTT